GGGCGTGACTATCCGGGACCAGGGAAGCAACACGACGTTTCTGCTAACTCCTGACAGCGTAACAATCGCCGCTGTGGATCTGTTTAAGGTCACAGTCGGCAGCACTCTCCTCACCCTTACGGAGGGTAAGTGGAGCATCACCGGCCAGAGCGGGAATTTGCAGGATTCAACCGCCAGCACCAGCCCGGAGATTATGCATACCGGTTGGGCGGCGCTGGTGGCCTGGTTGAATTCTCATGAGCATTCAAACGGGAATGGCGGTTCAAACACTGGCGCTCCGACCACCACTTTCAACGGGAATATCACGCAATGAGAACCTATGGGAGAAATGCAGAGGGCAAGTGGGTGCTGGTGGTGCCGGATGAAAATGGCTTCAACGACTCTATCTATCTGACGACGCTGATCCAGAATCTGAAGTTGGCGCCGCAGGAGTCACCGTTTTTTGCAAACAACGGCATCCCGTCTCAGAGCTCAGTCATTCAGCAGGTGCTGCCCACCTATTATGTCGACAGGCTTCAACGGCAATTTAGCCAGTATTTTTCATCCCTGCAGATCGCACTGGTGAGTGATGACCCTCCTGTATACAACATTTCGGCGATAACGAACGCCGGTTCTAAAATTATCACAACGGTGAACGTATGAGTGATTTGTCCGTTAGCTATGACGCAGCCGGGCCCGTTCCGAAAACCTCGGAAGAGCTTCGCGCCGATCTTGTTTCAAGAGCAACTGAGTTATCACCGGGCATCACGACAGACCTTCCAGGCTCTCTGATTGAGGATATCGTCGGTACCGACGTTGGCGCGCTGCTTATTGCCGATCAGATCCGCGTCGACCTCATCAACTCCGTAGGCCCGCTGAAGGCGAATATGTACATGCTGAACCTTCTGGCGCAGCAGGCAGGAATAAGCGCACAAAAAACGGAGGGGGCGACTACCGTTCCTGTGACGTTTAGCGGTCCAGCAGGATTCGTCATACCGCAGGGGTTTCTGGTTAGTGATGGCACGTATACCTACCAGATTGCCGATGCGACAGTAATTCTGTCTTCAGGTGTCAGCTCGATGGTAACAGCCATTGCAACGAATACGGGGTCGTGGGCTGTTCCGGTAGGCTCAGTTAGCCAAATCCTTACCAGTCTGCCGTCGGACATTCCCCTGACCTGTACCAACCCGGTTGCCGGCACCCCTGGCGGTGCGCCTGAAACTAACTTCGAGTTTCGCGAGCGCGTATGGGAAGCACAGATGTCGACTGTGCAGGGATATCCCGGCTTTATCCGCCAGAAATTAACCGATCTGAGTGATGTTCAGGCTCGTCTTGTTTCCGTAGTTCAGAGCGGTAGTTCTTGGATTGTGATGTGCGGTGGCGGTGATATCTATGAAATGGCCGGGGCCATTTATAAGTCAGCTGGCGATATCAGCAGGCTCAAGGGTGCAGACCTGAATGTCACCGGGATCACCAATGCGAACCCTGGGGTAGTCACGACTGACATCACCCATGGTTTCAGCTCAGGTCAGGTGATTCGTATCACCGGCGTAACAGGGATGAGTGGCGTCAATAACGTCAACCTTACCATTACCGTACTGAGCCCCCACACTTTCTCAATTGGCATAAATACCACTACCTCCGGCGCATGGACAGGCGGTGGAATTGTC